TTTTCCGAACCCTTGAACACAAACGCTGGGGCCGTATCCGGGTTGTCGATCCTGAACAGTGCACCGTTCGCTGTGCCATTCTTCGTGCCATAGGTGTACAACTTACCATCGTGATAGTTGGCTGCAATGGTTCCGATTGACGTGGTGCTCTTCGGCTGACAGTACCCTGAGATTGTGCTGTTGTTGAACGGTGTTGAGGTCGTGCCAGCGTTGTAAAACGGCCCGAGCATTCCATCGTTAGTACCGAGGCTTGGCTTATAGGCATACGCCGACCCGATGCGCGTTGTGGAGTTGGCATCAAATCCGAAGTAGCCTGACATCGCAAATATCTCAGTACCAGGCACAAAGATGTTTGCTTGATAAGAATGCGCCGAGATTGGCATTTCAACGCCGTCTTTATTGGTGGTTGCCCAATAGCCTTTCGATACTGTCAGCACATCCCCAGTCATCGCAGCAGTGAGATTGCTGGATAGCGTTACAGTGGTGCCGCTGATGGTGCCGGTAGTGCCTTCTGGTATCGCGCCATTCGCGGCGTAAAACCGCATACCGCTGGCAATGCCGGTTGCTGATGCGACAACAATCGAATTCGTGTTAATCAGGCCAGTAGCTGTTGTCGAAACGGTGGTGTTCGATCCTGTCTGATTCGACCATGCAGGTATTGGTTGTTCGCCGCCAAGATACCTCGCGCCGGGAACTTTCAGCGACCAACTCACGCCGGGCGCATTGGTGAATATATTCAGACCATACAAACTACCATCGCCCGAGTCAGCGTGTCCGCCGCCTTGCTGAATTACATCACCGTTGAATGGGTTGATGGCTGGAGCTGAATAGGAAAATATTCCTTGCGTTGTGCCAATACCCGGCAGGTTTGGCAGCGACGCACTGGCGGCAAGCGCAACGCCGGTATCCCCTGCTACAACCCAAGTTGCGCCACCGTCAAAGTTAGCACGGGTTCTGGCTAACTGCGCCGAACCAAAGTTACCATCCGTGCTCGCAGTCCACAACTTCCACTGGCCCGATGACATTCCGGCAAGGTACTGCTGGAGTGCATTGCCGGATGCGGCAGGTGTCGCAGAAATTATTGCCGGCGCGATTGCAGGAGAATTATATGGGAAATAATTTACCGGCAGAGAAGCATTGCTCATTTCGTTTACAGCATCAACTCTTAATTGTTTTGGATCATCGTTCACAACGCCGATATTCATGTTCTGCAACAATGCCGTTTTTACTTGAGCCTCAATTAAAATATTTACAAACAGCGATGCGCGAGAAGTCTCTCCAGAATCAACTTGACCGATAGTATTTGTTGCTGGATTGTAAATTTTTATCATTACTCACCCGCCTTTCCAGTTCCCTTCGCAGCCTTTCCTTTCGCCACCGCCTCTTGCTCTGCTTTTGCTTGCGCGGCTTCCTGCGCCTCAATAGACTTCAACTCGCGCTTGATGATTTCCTTATCCACAGGGTCAATCATTTCCACCGCGCGCTCGCGGGTAATCATCTTGTTTTCCAGCATGGAGAACGCCAACTCTTTCTTGTCCTCAACGAATATCGGGCTGTTTGAATGAGCGTCTACTTTCACCGTAAAGTCGTCTGTAAACTGGCTTGCCGTGAAGGATGCGCCGCTTTCGTCCAGATAAACATCAGGGTCGTATTTCTTCTTCAATTTCAAGTACAGTGTCGCCATCTTTTCCAGCGAGTCCTCGATGATGAGTGCGCGCTTCTTGATGCGCGCCGAACCTAGCCTTGCCAATTCGCTTGTCTGCTTGCCGGAGCGCACGCCGATCTCGCCCTTTCCCTGCACCGTGTTCGGCAAGCCGGAATGGTCAGAGAAGGCCTGGTCGATCTCGCGCAGAACAGTGAACAGGTCGTTAGGCAACTCGGGCGGGTGGCGCTGTAGCTTGCCAGTCTGAACGCCCATCCCGCCATCTGAAAACAACCCGCCCTCGCTGAACAGCGCATACATTTTCTCGTCAGCGGTCGAGCCGAACCCTGAAGCGTCGGTCGGCGGCTTGACCTGAAGGTTGAGCAACTTGCGTATCTGCATGATGCGCTCGTTGTACCACTCCTGAAGGTTGGCAAGCCCGGCAACCTCGCTCATGCCCCAAAAGTAAAATGGCAGCGGGCGCGGGCAGAATTGAATGTACGGATGCTCACCGGCGAGGAAGATGTGATGCTCGCTTGCGATGCGGTCGTACACCGTCATGCCGTTCCTGATTCGCGTCACCATGCGGTAATCACTCTTGTCGGTATCCCACACCCACAACTCGTCCATCGTGATGAGTTCGTGCTGGTCAAGGTCGGGCACGTAGTTGATGTTCGAGTTGAAATAAAAATCCACGTTGCCAACTGCCGTCGTTCCATCAACCAAAGGTTGCTGTGTGCTTGCCATCAGCCTGCCAATTCCACCCTGATTGTCATCCTCCAACTCTCGGCTGGAGGATGTCGCCACGCTTTTCAAAATAGCTTCCTTCTGCGGGTGATTGGCGAGGTCTATTTCCAACTGCGTCTTGGTCGTGTAGTAGCTTTCGCACATCGCTTCCTGACGGTCGAGCATGGCGACATCCTCGCGGTACACGCCGAAGTTTGCCGGGTGAACAGAATACGGGTAGATGCCGTCCAGCTTTTTTGTCGTCCGGTTCACTTTCGGAAGCAACTTGACGATGCGCGTATTATCGACCAGCGCCCATGTGATCGCCTCGGACACCACGCGGTCGGCATTCGAGTCCAACCACATATCGTTGACCGCTTGCGCCAGCTTCGGCACTCTGCCGAACTCAGCTTCTTTTGCCGTGGCCCCCAAGTGGACGCTGAACTTTGTGGTTTCACTCGCGTACAGGAAAGAGGTCAGCAGGTCGATGTGAGGATAAATCTTATTGAATGGCGAGCCGCCGATACCCTCGGCCCCGCCGAACAGGTAGTAATTCCGCAAATCCGCATATTGATTACCCCGATCCTGCTGGCTGGAGGTACATTTTTTTATCACTTCCTGATAAAAATTTTCGCGTTCGGTTAGGTCTGTAGGGATTTTCACGCTGCCTCCGGTAATTTTGTCGTACCCTTATCGTCATGCACGATAGTCGTTGCGCGCAGCCCCTCTTTTGCAGACTGACTCGCCGCATCAGACACAGACACATCCGGCGCGGCAGTCGAACCCAAGTATCCTGCCACCCCTGTTTTCGGGTCAAGCGGCACAGAGTACGTCTGACCCATCATACGCTTTTTCTGGATGTCGTCAGTTTGCGTCATGTCGATGCGCGACCTGTCGAACCTGTCGTTCATTTCGGTATCGCCAAACTGCCGCGCAAGGTCAGCGGTCTTGCGGTCGATGAATTGTTTTTTGCCTGATGTGTGCGCGGCAGGAGCCTTCTTGAACATCACTTGCACCATGCCTTTTGAGCATCCGTGCGGGCATTCTCCAGTCCGGTTCTCGAATTCACCGTGAGCAAGACAAACCCAATCGTTTAGTGCGGCCATTACTTACTCCCAAATACGGTGCCAAACGACGGCATCCTTTGCGGCTTCTTGGGCGTGGATATTCCGCCCATTATGCGTCCCGTGTCAAGGTTTATCCGCCGCGTGACGACAGGCGGAACGTGCGGATCATCCCAAAAATGGTACGCGCCATATTGCGTCTTGGTGATATATCCGCCGTTCACAAGGTCAAGTATCTCGTTGACGCGCCTCAGTGTTTTCTGACCGGCAGTAGCGTAACCTGGTATGTGCGGCTTGCCATCCGCAAAATTCCTGACCGACCGCAAGTGCGCGCGAGCCAACAGCGCGATGTCCCACAGGCAAATTTTCGTGCTTTTCTCAGCCCCCGGTTTTGGTCGGTAATTTGCCGCCTTCCCAATTCTGCGGCGCAGTTTCAAGCGCAACTCTTCCCGCGTGATGTCGAGCGTCCACGGCCTCTTACTGGATGGCTTAGTGGCGAGCATCACCAGCCTTCATATGATCGCGCAAAAATGTCGCCACCGCTGTCGGTTGCCATTTACCCGCATTTTCGCCGTCAGACTTCGATACCGCCCGAGTCAGTCCGCCCGGACGCGCCGCCATCAGTCTCGGCAACAAAAAGTCAGCCCACGCGGTAGTCGCCAGTGCGCTGCCAAGCACCCGATCGTCCTTTTGCCGGTCAGGTGCGCCGATAATCCCCTCATCGCGCTCGACGCGGCGCATTTCGTCAAGACAGTCGCGTGAATTTACCTTGATGTGCTTGCGCTCGAAGCCGTCGCGGAACAGCGTCATCATGCGCTCCTTCTCCCGGGTGTTCGATACAGTGTGGAATCCGGATGCGTTGCCGAACCCGTCCTGCCGCCTGAACGTGTAGTTTTGCAGGTTTTGCACGATTTTCAGGATTTTCAGTCCCGCGTCGGTGCGTGCGATGGCCGACATGCGCTTGAGGTTCAAGACTTCCTGCCACACCGCCATGCCGGGGCCGTTCAACTCAAGGTTGAGCATGACGTTCGACCCAGGCTGTGTCAGGTACGCGCCGCCAAGGTAGCAAATCACCCACGCGAACTGATAGGCGGAACAATCAGGCGTGCAGAATTCAGCCACCTGCTCCATACCATCTGACCAACAGCGGTACACTTGGCACACGAAACGGTCTTTCCATTCTGATGACCCCCACGCTGGGTCGGCACCGATGGCGTAGTATCCTCCCGGCTGCGGCAATTCCCATACTTTCAAGTTCTGCATCCGCTCGGATGACTCGATCAACTCGGTGTCCTCGAAGCCATCCTTCAGCACAAAGCGGTAATTGGCGGGCTTGGTCTGTATCGCCAGCTTGAATTCATCGTTGATGCGCGCGCCGGAAAAGAATTGCGACCCTGACTTGACGAAGGCGTAATGCTCAGTCGGCGGGTAGTTCTGGAACATCAGCAACTCGTCCTTGGTTTCTTCCGCCAAGTTCCAGCGCCACCACGCGATTTGCTCGTCGTCGATGTCGTAGTCGTAAATCTGCTTGATTTCCCGCGTCCACTTCCGCTCTTCCGGTGTCAGGCGACCATCCCAGTACGTCGTATGCTCCGGTGAGCCAACCTTCTTGCGGTAGAAATGATTGCGCCACCAGCCGACGAAGATGGCGGCTTTGGTGTTGGATGACTTTGCGACCAACCATGATTCGTAGAAGTGGTTGTATCCCTGCGCGGTCGATTCGTGGATGTACAGCCGATGCGGGTTTTCCTGCGCGAAGGTGGACTTGAGCGATGCCAGCCCCTCTTCGTCGCCGTACTCTGACTCTTCGGTAAGGTGCGCGAACGTGATGGCAGCGCCCTTGCCGAGCTTGCTATTCTTGCGCGTGCCGGCCACCAGATACAGCAGCCGGTTGCCGCCTCGCTTGGTGACAAGCTGCGTCCGGTTGTGGATGTCGAACTCAATCTTGAATGGCGGCTTGGTTGACTCCGCTATCTGATCGAAAGTGACACGGAACATATCGCGTGTCGGCTCATCGTGGGTGACGAACGTTCCTGTCAGCCCTTCGTGCTTGCCGAGCCAGTACATATCCAGCAGAAGAGTCGCGGTCGTGACGGCAACCTGTCGTCCTTTCAGCACATAGATTTCGTGGATGTC